CTATGTTGGTGGAGCTACAGTATTTAGATTATCAGTTATATCTCCAAACAGAGGAGCTGTATTTGGAAGAACAGTTTGTCAGGATAATAGACAAATATTCTTTTACGCAGATGATGGTTTCTATCAAATAAATGGTGATCAAATTATGCCTATTGGTGTAGAAAAAGTTAATAGATATTTTGATCTTAATTTAAACAAAGCATACTCAGATAGAATTTGTGCAGCAGTAGATCCATTTAACCAATTAGCTATGTGGTTATTTCCAAGTACATCAAACGCAGCTAATACAACAGGTATTTGCGATAAAATAATTATTTATAATTATGCTACTAAGAAATGGTCTTTAGCAAATGCTAATGCTAGTACAATATTCTCACAGTTTGTTGGAGCTTATACTGTAGAATTAATGGATATTTTATCTCAAAACTTAGAAAATATTAATGCTGCATTAGATACAGATTTCTGGTCAGGTGGACAAGTTCTACTTGGTGGAATTGATAGTGATTACAAAGCTGCAATTTTTTCAGGAACAGATAATGAATGCGAAGTAGAAACAGCAGAAATAGAACCTTTTCCTGGAATGAGAGCTAATATAACAGGTGTTAGACCTATTGTAGATGCAACAGCAACATTAACAGTAAAAGCTAGAGAACGATTAGCAGATACAGAATCTGAAACAAGTTCAGTTTCTATGAGAGATAGTGGAATTAATCCAGTTAGAAAATCTGGAAGATATATAAGAGCAAATGTAAAAGTACCATCAGGTACTACATTTACTCACGCACAAGGAATAGACCTTGTAGCATCAAGAGCAGGAGTAAGATAATGTCAGATGAAGTTAATATAGATAATGTAAGATATTCAATGGAAGCACAAGAGTATTTCCAAAGACAATTGGAAGCTAGTGTTAATGAATTAATAAATAAAAATAATACTGAAAGCGATAAAGCTTACAGTTGGTTTATGAATTAGGGAGAATCATGGCAGGAAGTTATATAGGAAAATACGATACAACAGCAGGAAATAATTCAACTACTTCAACAGGTTCAGTATCTGTTGCAGAGGGAATGTTACCTTCTAATATTAATAATGCCTTTAGAGATTTAATGGCAGATATTAGACAGTTTTATAATTCTGTTGAATGGATTGAATATGGGGATGGAGCAGGAACATACACACCAGCTTACGCATCTTCTACAAGTTTTACAATTGCAGGAGCTAATGTAACTTCTGTTTACCATGTTGGACGTAGAGTTAAAGTAGTAGCATCTACACCAGGTACAATTTATGGATCAATTACAGCTGTTGCTTTTTCAACTAATACAACAGTTACAGTTGCTTGGGATTCAGGATCTCTTTCAGATGAAGCTATAACTTCAGTACACATTGGAGCTATTAGTGCAACAAATACTTCATTACCTGAAACTACAGCTATAACTGGAGATTATACATTAGATGTATCAGGAGATATTATTCTTGATGCTGATGGAGATAATGTAACTCTTAAAGCAGCAGGAACTACTGCATTAGATTTTGTTTTAAATGGAGCAACAAGTACAACATTAGATGCACCTGGCGATATTCATTTAGACGCAGATGGTGGAGATATAAAATTTTATGATGGAGGCACTCAATTTGGAGAAATTACTAATTCATCAACAGATTTAGTTATTAAATCTACAACATCAGATAAAGATGTTTTAATTAAAGGTAATGATGGTGGAAGTGCAATTACTGCATTAACATTAGATATGAGTGAAGCTGGAAAAGCTACATTTAATAATGATGTAATCGTTTCTGGTTTAACTGCTAGTAGAGCTTTGACTACAAATGGTTCAAAACAACTTACATCATCAGCAGTAACTGCTACAGAATTAGGATATTTAGATGGCGTTAGTTCAGCTATTCAAACTCAACTAGACGCTAAAGCAGCAACAACTTATGTAGATAATGCAGTTGCAGGACTTAGAACTAGAATAGTTGTAGAAGCAGCAACAACTGCCAATGTAACTCTTTCATCAGATCTTCAAAATGGAGATACAATTGATGGAGTAACTCTTGCTACAGGAGATCAAGTCTTAGTTAAAAATCAATCTACTGATAGTCAAAATGGTATTTACACAGTTGTTTCAAGTGGAACAGCTAGTAGATCTACTGAGTATGATGCAATAGCAGAAATATCAGGACAAATTGTCGTTGTTAATCAAGGATCAACTAATGACAATACTATGTGGATGTGTACTACAAATACATCAGCTACATTAGGATCTGATTCAGTTTCATTTACAAAAATTACACCACAAAATATTGGAGACGTAACTTTAACTGGAACACAAACTTTAACAAACAAAACATTAACAGCACCAGTATTAAGTGGATCAAGCTCAAGTGCTGGTTCAATATTATTTAAAGAAGATACTGATAATGGAACAAATTCAGTTACATTAATTGGTCCAGCAGCAACAGCTGATGTAACAGTAACTTTACCAGCAGCAACAGACACATTGGTTGGTAAAGCAACAACAGATACATTAACTAACAAAACTTTAACTTCACCAACATTAACAACACCTAAAATTGCTGACGCAGGTTATATTGCAGATGCTAATGGAAATGAACAAGTTGTATTTCAAACAACATCTTCGGCAGTTAATCATTTAGAAGTTACTAACGCAGCAACAAGTAATAATCCAGTTTTAGGAGCTGTAGGTGATGATTCTAATATTGGAATTACATTAACACCAAAAGGAACAGGTGAAGTAGTTATAGCAGCAGGTAATCTTAATTATGGTGGAACAGCAGTTACATCTACTGGAGCTGAATTAAATAAACTAGATGGTGTAACAGCAACTGCTACAGAATTAAATTATCTTGACCTTGCAACATTAGGAACAAGTGCAGCATCTAAAGTATTATCAACAGATGCTAATAATTTGACAAAAATAACAGGTGGTGTATATTTAGAAGAAGATACATTAACATTTGATGCAACGCAGGATTGGGATGTTAGAGCATCTCCAGTTGCTAAAGTAACATTAACAGCTAATGTAACTTTTGATGCACCAACTAATCCAACAACTGGACAATTCATTTCAATTGTTTGTATTCAAGATGGAACAGGAAGTAGGACTATAGCTTGGAACTCAGTATTTGAATTTGCAGGTGATGAAGCACCTACAGCTACAACAACTGCTTCTAAGGGAGATATGTTTAATTTTAGGTATAATGGATCTAAATGGCTTGAGGTTGGTAGAAATCTTAATTTAACATTATCATAGGAGTAATATGTTTGCATTAATAGAAAATCAACAAATAACTAAATTTTATAATAGTAACAAAGGTGTTACTATTGGAGATAATCAATATCCAAAATCTATATTTACTTTATGGTCTGAAGCTGAAAGAAATGCTATTGGCATTTTTAAAGTTACAGTAGATGAAACTAATAAAAAAGATGAAAAATGGTATATCAATACTAATATTTCTTATGGAGTAGAAAGCAATAAAGCAGTAGGTTCTTATGGAATTGCAACACCTAGACCACATGAAGATATTTTATTTACACAACAAGATAGTGATGATGAAATATTACCTAGTGATAAATCTGTAGGTGATGTAAAAACTGAAGGATTAAAAACACAATTAATTAGAACAATTAAAGAACAAGCTGCAGGAGAACTTCAAAAAACAGATTGGTATATAACTAGAAAAGCAGATGCTGGAACGGCAGTACCAAGTGCAATCACTACTCATAGAGCAGCAGTGAGAACTAAATGTGCAGAAATGGAAACAGCTATTACAAACGCTAGTGATACACCAGCTTTAGAAGCTTTATATAAATATACAAGACAAGAGGATGGTTCAACTACAAGACCATTAGGTGAACTTCCAATATTGGAGAGTTAATGATTATTATACCAGCTAATACTTTATCAACTGGTGCTTTTCAAGTTGATAATTCATTAAGATTTGAACCAAATGATAATGATCACTTAGAAAGAGATCCATCAAGTTCTGGTAATAGAAGTACATTTACTATTTCTTTTTGGATGAAACTTTCTCAAATATCTACTGGAACTATGTTTATAATAAATAGTAATACAGCAGGTGATGATTATTTTGTTATTAGAATGGAAAATCATAAAATAGAATGCCTTGCTTATAATAATGGTAGTAAAGTATTATCTTTTAGTAGTAACGCACTTCTGCGTGATCCCAGCGCCTGGTACCATGTCGTAACTGCTATTGATACAACACAAGGAACTGAGGCTAATCGTTTTAAAATGTATTTAAATGGTTCTCAAATAACTTCTTGGGCAACAAGTGATTATCCTAGCCAAAATGCAACAATGCAATGGAACCACACAGAAAATCATTTTATAGGTTGCTTTACTGAAGGTGTTTCTAATTTTCGAGGTTACCTTGCTGAAATAGTTAATATAGATGGCAGTCAACTTGCTGCTTCTAGCTTTGGAGAATTTAACGAAGATAGTCCGACAATTTGGCAACCAGTAAAAGTATCTGGTTTAACCTTTGGAACAAATGGATTTTATTTAAATGTTCCAGGAACTGGAACAGCACAAAATGCTTCTGGAATGGGTGGCGATAGCTCAGGCAATGGTCATCACTTTTCATCTAGTGGTTTAGCTGCAAATTCTAGTGTTACTGATACACCAACTAATAACTTTGTAACTTGGAATCCTGTAGATAGTGGCAGAACTTACTCAGGCAGTATTGATTTAAGTGAAGGTAATCTAAAACAATCTAATGCAAATGATGCTTCTTTAATATCAACTATAGCTGTAAATTCAGGTAAATGGTATATGGAATTTAAATGTGAAGATGCTGATAATACAAGAACTTTTGGAATTATAGATATTGCAGAATTAAATGGATATGTTGGTCATTCTTCAGTAGCATCAGCAATTTCATATGGATACAAATCTTCTGACGGAACTTTATGGATAGGAACATCAGAACAGGCTTCTAGTGTTGGAACAACATCTGCTGGAGATATTGTTTCTATGCTTATTGATTTAGATAGTGGAACAAAAACTATTAAATGGAAAAAAAATGATTCTGATTTATCTGGAACTACACAATTAACTATAAGTCACACAGGATATTATTGGGGAATTATTTGTAGATGTGATGGTGCACAAGTTATTAATGCAAATTTCGGTAATCCAGCATATGCAATCTCATCAGGAAACACAGATGCTAATGGTTATGGCAATTTTGAATACGCAGTACCTAGTGGTTATTACGCATTATGTACTAAAAATTTAGCGGAGTATGGATAATATGGCTTATGTAGATGAAAATTTAAACGACCCAACAAAATTGTTCAATACTGTTTTATATACAGGAAATGGATCATCACAATCAATTTCAGGAGTTGGATTTCAGCCTGACTGGATATGGTTAAAATCTCGTTCTGGTACTTATGGTGCTTATAATCCACAAGCATATGATGTTGTTAGAGGTTTTGGAGCTACTAAAGATTTAACACCAGCTAGTACGGCAGCTGAAGGAGTAGATAGTGGTGCACATGGTTATATTTCAGCAGTTGGAGCAGATGGATTTACATTAACTGCAGGCTCAACAAATAGTAATCAAAATAATGGTTCTTCTACTACTTATGTAGCTTGGAATTGGTTAGCTGGTGGCTCATCATCATCAAACTCAGATGGTAGTATAAGTTCAAATGTTTCTGCAAATACTACAAGTGGTTTCAGTATTGTGTCTTATACAGGAACAGGGTCAAATGCTACGATAGGTCATGGGTTAGGTGCAGTTCCAAAAATGATTATAAACAAAAGTAAAGCAAGTGGAGAACATTGGGGATTTTACCATGCCTCAATGGGAAATGGAAAAGCATTAGCACTTAATTTACATGATGCTGCAGGAACAAATTCTAGTTATTGGAATAATACAACCCCAACATCTTCTGTTTGGTCTGTAGGTACATCTCCATTAACAAATCATTCAAACGCATCAATATCTTATCTATTCGCAGAAAAACAAGGCTTCAGCAAGTTTGGAAGCTACACAGGTAATAATTCAAATGATGGAAATTTTATTTGGCTCGGTTTTCGCCCAGCTTGGATTTTATTTAAGTCATCTGATAGTGGTCAACATTGGCACTTGATTGATAGCAAAAGAGAAACATTTAATGATGACGATGCTGCACAATTATCACCAAATAATAACTCTAGTGAAGCAACAGTAAAAACAGATAGAGGGACAGCTAAAGTAGATTTTCTTTCTAATGGTTTTAAATTAAGAAGTGATGGATCATCTTTCAATGGTACTAATGCAATGATCTACATGGCTTTCGCAGAAGCACCTTTCGTAAATTCAAATGGAGTACCTTGTAACGCAAGATAGTTATGGCATTTATTAATTCTATACCTTCATCTATTTCTATTGCAACTTCAGATATACAAGCTGATGCAATTACTAACGCAAAGATTGCAGATGATGCAATTAACAGCGAACATTATACAGATGGAAGTATTGATACAGCTCATGTTGCAGATAATCAAATTACTACTGCAAAAATAGGTTATGCTGAAGCTACTCTTACAGATGGATCTACAATATCATGGGATGCCTCTACTTCAGATGTAGCAAAAGTTACACTTGCAGGAAACAGAACTTTAGCAGCAGCATCAAATGGAACTACAGGACAATTTGTTTCATTACTTATAATTCAGGATGGTACAGGTTCTAGAACTATTACTTGGAATGCTATTTATGAGTTTAAAGATGATGAAGCTCCAACATTAACTACAACAGCATCTAAAGGAGATTTATTTATATTTAGGTATAATGGAAGTAAATATTTAGAAGTTGGAAGAAATACAAATTTAACATTAAGTTAATATGGCAAATACTTTTAAATTTAAAGGAGTTGCATTAGCAACAAGTAGTGAAACTGCATTATTAACTGCAGGATCAGATGAGACTTTAATTATAAAGTCTATATTGGTAACTAATAATACAAGTAATACACCAACATTATCATTAGATGTAGCAGATAATTCAGCTAGTGCTGAGTATACTATACTTAAAACGCATACTCTTGCTGCTAACACATCAGGAGAAGTTTTTACTGGATCACCTTTAGTTTTAGAACCTTCTGATGCAATAAAAGCTACAGTTAGTAGTTCAGATTCAGTTCATTTTGGTATATCATATATGTCAGTAACATGATCGAATTAATAAATGTACCAACTAAAAGCGTTAACGAAGTTTGGACATTAGTCAAAACAGACATCGCTAACTCTTTAAATAGATCCAATGGTTATGCTTTAGCAGACCATATTAAAAAGTGGATTAATGAAGAAAAAATGCAGTTATGGATCCTATGGGATAAAGAAGCTGCAAAAGAATCCAAGTATTATGGATTAGTAGTAACAGAAGTAATACAAAGACCATTACAACGTTGTCTTAATATTAAAATAATGACAGGTAGACATCGTGAAAAATGGCAACATTTAATTAAACACATAGAAGATTTTGCGTGGTTAAATAATTGTGATTTGCTAGAATTAGTAGCAAGACCTGGTTGGAAGAAAGTTCTTAAACCATTTGGTTATACAGAAAGCCATGTATTATTAGAAAAAAAAAAGGAGAAATAACATATGTCATTTGGAGGAGGAGGAAGTGGAAGTGGTACAAGTACACAAACTACTGTAGCACAACCATACGCACCTGCAGAACCAGCATTAAATCAGATTTTATCTGAAGCTGGTACTATATATGGGCAAGGACCAGCAGGAGCTGGTTACGTTGCTCCAAGCACACAAACTATGCAAGGATTAGCTGCACAAGAACAATTAGCTAATGCTGCTAACCAACAAATATTAGGAACAATACAGGGTCAGTATACCAATCCTTTCTTATCTCCTTTGATTGCACAAGCTGGTCAAGATATATATTCTAGTGTTGCTGGACAATTTAGTGGAGCTGGTAGAACACCAACTTCACCTTTAGCTCAAGCAACTGTAACAGGACAAGTAGCTCAAAAAGCATTACCTCTTGCATTTGGACAATTAGAAAGAGAACGAGCTAGACAATTATCTACAGCACAAAGAGTACCAAGTTTAACAGCTGTAGGAGGAGCATTAGAAGATATACAAGCAGAACAACAATTAGCACCACAAAGAGCTTTAGAACAATACTACGCTACTGTTGCACCTATTGGTTTTGGAATGCCAATACAAAATAGACAAACAATTGGTCCACGAGCTAATCCTGTAGGAATGGCTGCAGGTGGAGCAATGTCTGGAGCAGCTTTAGGATCTATGATGGGTCCTGGATTTGCAATGGGTGGATTAGCAGGAGCTGGTCTTGGAGCAGCACTTGGTGGTGGTTTCGGATTACTAGGAGGGTTATTATAATGGATAAATTGATACACGAAGTTAAACACTATTGGAATGATCACAAAAAAGTTGTGATTGTTGCAGGTATTATTTTAGCTGTTGCTATAATTTTATAAGGAGAAATTATGTCAGGTGGAGGAGGATCATCTTCAGATTCAGGTGGTGGAAATGATATGCAAGTTTCAGGAATGGAAGCTGCATTATCACAAGAAAAAGGTATAAGCACACACGCAGATACTAGAATTTCAGATAGATCATTTTCTACTGGTGAAGGAGGTGGTGGATCTGGAGATCATAGAACCATGAATATGGGTTATGCAGGTGTAACACCTCATCATGCTAGTATAAATCCTAAAACTGGAAAGTTTGAAAGTGGTGGTTTTGTAGATTCAGATGATGAATACGATACACCTGACAAACATCATTGGCAAGATACTCAAAAACGAATTAAAGAACATGGTACTGACGTTCAAAAAATGTCAGATGAGGAGTATAAACAATTTAATAAAGAGCTTAATGAATACTATGGTACAGAAGGTGTTAAATATGAACCATATGGTAGAGCAGGTCAAGGAACTGTAAATCTTACATTTAAAGAACATTGGGATAATATAGGAAGGCAATATCCTATAACAAAATTATCTCCACTTGGTAGATTTTTAATGGCAAGTGGTAGAAATGCTAAAGAATTTTTAACAAGTGATTACGGTACTTATAAATATGGTGGTCCAGGTACAGATAAAGGTGGATTATTAGGTCGTTTAGGAGCTGGTGATGGTAGTTCATGGGCAGCTACAGAACAAGATAGAGCTTTAATGAATAAGCTAGCACCTGATGCACCTTATAT